ATGGGCAAGTTTATTGATTGGATGACTGGCAAAAAATCAGCAAGCACTGCCCAACCGGTCAATGGCGGCGATGTTTGGCATACCATACATGAGCCATTCACCGGCGCCTGGCAACGCAACGAAGAAATCGAAGTCAGTAAAAACGACCAAATGCGTCATCATGCAGTGTTTGCCTGCGTGTCATTGATTACCCGTGACATAGGTAAACTCAAAATTAAGACTAAAAGAAAGGTTAATGGCGTCAGTCAGGTCTGTACCAGCTGTGTTATGCCTTTACTAGCGATGCCTAACGACTTCCAAAACTGGCAACAATTTGCTGAAGCTTGGGCAACCAGCAAAGCAACATCGGGCAACACCTATGTATGGAAAGTCCGCAATATATATGGCGAAGTATGGAAATTACAGATACTCAATCCCGAACGCACTAAGCCATTGGTCGACCCAAGCGGCAATGTGTTTTATCAAGTCCGTAAGGATCGCCTGTTTGATTTAGATGAGGACGTCATATTTCCTGCGTCTGAGATTATTCATGACCGGTTCAATTGCTTCTTCCACCCATTAGTTGGCTTATCCCCTATCGTTGCTTGCGCCTTGTCTGCCAGTCAAGGCATCAGTATTCAGCGCAATGCTCAAGCATTTTTTGCAAACGCCTCACGACCATCTGGAATATTGGTTGCACCAGGGACAATTAGCGATCAAACCAGTAAAGAGTTAAAAGCCCAGTGGCAAAAAAATTATTCAGGCAAAGGTAATGGCGGCACGGCGGTAATGGGTGACGGCATGAATTACGTGCCAATCTCAGTAGCAGCCAACGACGCGCAATTGGTTGAGCAATTAAAAATGTCTGGCGAAATCGTTTGTACTGCGTTTAGCGTTCCTGCTTTTAAAGTTGGGCTAGCGCCATTACCCAGTGGCAAGGTCAGCGACCATAACGATATCTATTACAGCGACTGCTTGCAGCACTACATAGAGTCCATTGAGACATTACTCAATCAACACTTGGACTTAGAAAACGGTGTCGAAGTTGAGTTTGACTTGAAAGCCCTACTTCGTATGGATTCAGGCAGTCAAATGGCATTTCTCAAAGAAGGTATTGGCGCCGCAATACTATCGCCAAATGAAGCACGCGCTGAGCTTGGCTACGCAGCTGTATCAGGCGGCGAAAGCCCGATGATTCAGCAGCAGAACTTTAGCCTTGCAGCCATTGCTAAGCGTGATGGTAGTGCCGACCCGTTTGCCAAAGCCCCTGCTCCTACTCCCACTGATAACCAACCACAAGGAGACGATGATGGTTTGGGTAACGCTTGAGGAAGTAAAACACCATCTGCGCTATGACGATGATGCCAATGACGCAACCTTAACGATGTATATCAACGCAGCGGAACTAGCTGTCAAACGCTATATCACCGAAGAGATACCAGCCGAAGGCACAGAAGACATCAAGGTCGCTACTCTTATGCTGATTGGCTACTTTGATGATAATCGCAGCCCGGACAAAGACACACCGACCAATGGAAACTATTTGCCACAGCCAGTCATGTCTATGCTCTATTCATACCGCCGCCCCACTGTCACATAAGGAGCTGCTATGCGTGCATCAAAATTACGCCACCGCATTACGGTCTATAAATCAAGCAACACGCCATCACCGATGGGTGGTACTAGCAGCGCGTCTTGGCTGCCAATCCTCGTGCTATGGGCAAATTTTACACCGCTGTCCGTCAAAGATGTTATCAACGCCCAAGCAGCAGACAGCGAGACCCGTGCTCGCTGTCTGCTGCGATATCGCACTGATATCGATAGCAAAACCCGTATTGAGCATCGGGGAAAAATGTACGCGGTAGATGGCGATCCACTACCTGATGACCGCAGTGGTCTTGAGTACATCACATTGATGTTAAAGAGTGTGTCATGAGCGACGACTTTACTAGCGTGGAAGTCTTGGGGCTTGATGAACTGGAACGCAAACTTGGTGAATTAGATAACAAACTTGCGGGTAAGGCGATATACGGCGCATTAGGTTATGCACTTACACCAGTTGTAAAAGACGCTAAGAAATTTGCGTCAAAAGCTAAAGAGCCTCATACCGTTGTTTACTCAAACGGCAAAAAAATAGAAGTTAAGCCAGGTCTATTACGCACAGCAATCAAGAAGCGCCGTGTGCCAAAGTCAGAAATGAAAGGCGAATTTGCCCAAGGTGCCGCAATGGGCATGTACATCGGCACTGGCCGTAATAAAGTTTACCCAAATTATTGGCACTTCATTGAACGCGGCACATCTACTCAGCCTGCCACACCTTTTATCCGACCAGCATTTGATAACAACATTGACTTAATGCTTAGTCGCTTTAGCGAAAAACTGAACGAAAACATTGATAAATATAGGGAGTAGTCATGATTGCAGGCGTACAACTGGTACAGACGCTAGGGTCATTGGTCAACGCCCGCATTTATCCTATGATTATTCGCGAGCATGATGATGCGACTGCACCCTATATCATTTACCAAACCATCAGCAGCGTGTCTGAAATCACTAACGACGGTATAACCGGGCATGAGTGGGTACGAGTGCAAATAGATGTCTATCACGATGATGCTTATCAGTGCACATTACTCGCTAACAAAATCATTAATGCCATTAACGACCAAATCCAACACAGCATCTACGGTGGACAGGAGCAAATGTACGACACCGCCAGCGACCTATTTCGCCAGTCTATAGATTACGAATTTAGCCAAACCACCCCAACCACGTAAAGGAGCCAATTATGGCGATTATTGACGGCTTATCTGACAGCCAGCATTTCTTAAAAATCAGTACTGACGCGGGATTGACGTTTGTCAAAGTACCTTTGTTAACCAACATCGATATGATTGATCAAAAAAAATCAATCGATGAAATTACCACGACTGACGCGCGGAACACGCAAAAAGCGGTTGTCGATTTTACTGAAATCAATGATTTGGCATTTGAGTTGGTATTTAAACCCACTGACCCTCAGCACATCAAATTAAAAGAAGCATTTGACACCAACGAAGTGGTGCAATGTGAGATTCACTTTGTCGATGTTGCGGTGTCTGGCTACAAATTTGACGGCATGATCTCAGAGTTCAGTAACGTCACTGATCCGAAAAAGAAACTCCGTAAAAAAGGCGTTATCGTTATCGGTAGTGACGTGACAGAGATTGTCTCAGCACCATAGCCATTGAGCAATCCAACCTATTAACTAAGCCCACGACTATGTGGGCTTCTCTTTAACCAATTATTAATTACTGAGACTCTTATTATGGCCAAAACTGCCGCGCAACGTAAAGCTAATCCTCTTGGACGTACTACCCTACTTGCAGCCATTGCTTCATCAGCGATGCTAGCACCCTCACGGCTCACTATCAAAGAGCTAGATGCTGACGTATTCGTCAAGCGTATGACGCTTGGAGAACGTGAAAAATACTTTGAAGACATGAAAGAAGTCGTAGGCAAAGGTAATGTTGAAGCTTTTATCATCGCTATCGTCGATGAAAATAACGAACCGCTATTCACACTGGATGATGTCGAAGTCGTCAAAACAATACCACCAGTGCTGTTTGATGCTGTGATATTTGAATTTAATGTAATCAATCGCTTTATTGTCAAAAAGCCGGTCAAACAAGATGACGAAACCGCTGACGAACCGGAAGATGAAGACTTAAAAAACTCCTAACCCAGCGAGATAAATTTTTTAAATTTAAACTCGCTGGGCATCTATCCAAAACTGTCGCAGAGCTTGATGCAGCTATGAGCATTGACGAGCTACGTGAGTGGCAAGCATTCGACCGAGTTAATCCTATTGGCGATTATCGCACGGACTTAAACTTTGCGTCGCTCGCGCAGCAAGTCGCTGCATGGTCAGGTCATTGTAAAGAAGTGCCAAGCTTAAAAGAACTGCTTGCTGTTGATCCTTTCCCATTAACCAATGAGCAACGCGCTGCTGAGAATGCGGCACAAGATGCGGCACGCAGTCAAAATTACACTGAATCACTGATAGCTACTCTTAAAAGACGCGCTAAAAAATAAGGATTGCATCATGGCAAAGGTATTACAGCGTTTAGATATTCTACTCTTTGCCAACACTGCGCAGTACCGCAGTGAGATGCGTGATACACAGCAAAGCACCACGACAATGATGGGCGCTATTAAAGCCGATGCCGCAAATATGGCAAAAGTGGGTGCAGCAGCATTTGCAGGAATGGCAGCTGCTGGGACGGCTGCTATTGGCACGATGATCAAAGAACAAGCTGAGCTTGCTAGTGAAATCGTTAAGCTTGCAAAGGTATCAAATACCAATATCGATGTGATGCAAAAGCACATCGTCGCTGCGCGAGCTATGGGCGTCGAACAAGAGACATTGGGTGACATTTACAAAGACACTCAGGATAAAATCGGTGACTTTTTAACCACCGGTGGCGGTGCGATGGCTGACTTTTTTGACAGTATGCCTGCAAGTGTAGACATGACTGCTGACAGCTTTAGAAACTTATCAGGTCCAGATGCTCTCCAGCGATACTACAACGGTTTACAAGAGGCAAATCTCTCTAACTCTGAATTAATATTTTACATGGAGTCTATCGCATCCGATGCGTCGCTATTGATACCACTGTTGCATGACAACGGCGCTGGGTTTGACGTATGGGCGGAAGCCGCTGAAAATGCTGGCGTCATCATGGATGAAAAGACGGTTGCCGCCACTCAAGACTTAATAGCAGCAACTGATTTACTAAAGTTGTCTGCTGAGGGCGCAAAAACACAGTTTACCAGTGCATTTATCCCAGTGCTGGCTGATCTCTCCGATGAGCTTGTAGGCTCAGCTGGCGCCGCGGACCTCGCGCGCGAAATGGGCAATGATTTAGTTGTTGCATTTAAGAGTGTAGCAATAGTAGGTATCGGCGTCGCAGCTGTATTTGACGTGGTTGGTAGTAGTATTGGCGGTGTGGCAGCTACAATCGGCGGTCTACTCAACGGCGTTAGCATGATGGACAGCGTCTGGGTTACGTCTCTCAAGATTGCTAAAAACTTTAGCTCTGCAAATGAGATCGCAAGACTGGCAGACCAAGATATATCGGCATCCCTTTCCAATTACTCAGCTCAAATCAACTTTATTAAAAATCTAGGCGAAGGCAAGCGCGAAAGCCGGTTTTTAACCGCTGCTAAACAACAAGAGGAGATGCGTCGGCAGCTGGGTTTGACTGGTCAAGCGGTGCAAGCTAATGCCGCAGCCGAAGAAGCAGTTGCAAAAAAATCTGAAGCAAATGCCAAAAAGCAAGCATCTGCCGCGGCGGTAGCTAGTAAAGCCGCTGCGCTCATACCAAAGGCAGTCAGTGACGCGATACTTGACGGCGCTAAAAAACTAGGTATCAATCCAAATGACTTAGCTGCCGTCATCTCGTTTGAAACTGGAGGTACGTTTAGCACTAACGCACGCCACCCCACTTCATCAGCAACTGGTCTTATTCAGTTTATGGAAGGCAGCGACAATAAAGCGGATGGTAAATATTTTGGTATGACACGTGAGCAATTTGGCAATCTGCTGCCCTTACAACAGATGGATCACGTTGTCTCTTATCTCAAAGGACGCGGCATCGGACCAGGTGCCAATGTCGGGCAGATATACGACGCTGTCGCTGGACACGGATACAAAAAAGGCAGCAAAGCGTACGGCGCCAACCAAGTATGGGATGTCAATAAAGACGGTGTCGTCGCGAAAGGTGAAGCTGTCACTGGCAAACGCTTTAAGCAGCATATCAAAGACTACTACGGCGATGGCGTGGCAATCGCTCAACAGGCAATCAGTCAGATAATGCAAAGCGAAGTCACCGCCGCTGCTGAACAAGCACGAATTTCTGAACAACAAGGCAAAGAGCGTAACGCAATCCGCTTGGAATATGCAGACGAAGCTACTCGCATCGAAGAGCAGCTAAAGACAGATATCTTGAGAATTAGCGCAAGTGGTTTTAGTGATGATGAGCGTGATATTTTTATCGCTGACGCCATCGATGTCGCTAATACCAAGCTGGCACAAATGCAGCTCACTCACGATCAGCAAATGCAATACGCCCAGCAATCTGAGCAAACAGACGCTGAGCGTATTCGTAATCAGTATGCCCTTGAGCGGCGTGAAATCCAATTAACAGTCGGCATGGATGAGCAGCTGCGCACAGCTAAGATCGATGCGCTGAATCAAGCCGAACAACTGGCATTGGATGAGCGTCGCTATGCCTTTGAAAGCGAACTGCGTCAACTAACTAGCATTGGCCAATCAGATTTAGCAGCCTTGCGGCAATCTTATGCTGATCAACGCCGTGCCCTTGATATGCGTACTGATATTGATGACCCGCAAAAGTCTGACTTGCGCAATGCAATGGCTGGTGCTCAGATATACGATACCGGCCAGTTGCAAAAAGGCGCGCGTGACGGGTTCAATGCTCAGCAAGCAGAAATGGGTGGCACAAGTGCAGAGTATGGACTTGCCCAACAGCATCAGTCGCGACTTGATGTTATCCAAGAAGCCCTGAAAGCAGAGGTTGTCACCAAGCAGCAAGCGTTGGATGCTGAACTCGAAGCGCAAACACAGCATGAAATGGCTATGAGTGATTTGCGCTTAGGTCAGGCCGAGGGCATCGCAGGCAGCCTATCTGCTATTACTAAAGATATGTTTGGTGAACAATCAAAAATTCATCAAGCTATGTTTATCGGTGAAAAGATACTGGCCGTCAGTCGCTCAGTTATGAATATCCAAGTCGCGATGTCATCCGCAGCGGCATCACTCCCCTTTCCTGCCAACTTAGGCGCTATGTTAACGGTTGCATCCAATGTAGCCGGTATTGTTAGTACGATCTCAAGCCTAAAACCACCACCAATCCAAGGGCAGGCGCATGACGGGCTTGATTATGTACCAAAAGAAGGCACATGGATGCTTGATGAGGGTGAACGAGTCGTTAAACCTGCTGATAATCGTAAGTTAACCGACTTTTTGGACTCAAAACCAAGTATGGCACCTGCTATGACGCCAGTCGTTAATATGACTATTGAGAATCATGCAGGTGTACCGGTATCGCATCGCATCGATGACGATGGTCGCATTCGTGTGATTGTCGGCGAAGAACTTACCAAGCAACTGCCACAGCACGTCAACAACGAGTACAGCCCATTTAATAAAGCCTTGAAAACCAACTATCACTTGCAACGGAACTTAGGATAACAACATGACTGAAATGCCTAAATTCATGCTAAAACCGCTGCGCGATGGCTATTCATTTAGGCTCGCGCGCAATGTGGTAAGAACCGAAACCATCGTTGGTTTGCCGCGTGAGCGCAAGGACAGTGTGGGTAAAGCACATTCTGTTAATGCTACTTATAAGTGCACGCGGGCGCAGTGGCAGTACTTTTTAGCCTTCAGCCGCGCTTATGAGGGCTTACCGTTTTTGGCATATCTACTGATAGACGATATTGACCACAAGTGGTATCAGTGCAGCATTGTTGATGAGTATCTGCCAGTTAGTACGCTTGGCGATCAGATATTTACCGTGCAGTTGTCACTGGCCGCAAAGCCCATTAAATACGATGTTGAAGCCGATAAGACTATCACTGCGATATATGAGATGACCGACGGTCAAATCGACAAGTATTTTAATATGCTCGCAAAACTGGTCAATGAAGATTTACCAGATGCTTTTGGAGGTTTGTAGTGGCTAATACAAAAGAGATGGAGTACTGGCTGCGTGGTCGTCATGACGACGTGCGCCTTGAATGCATTGAAATCAAACACCCATCATTCAGCCGTGATTATCGTTTTGTACGCAATCATGCCGATGGTGTGCGAGTACGTCATGAAGACGCCGTTTACCGTGATTATCAGCCATTACCACTGACCATCAAAGCTGCCAAGTCTGCTGATGACTTACAGCAAAGCTTTACCATCGGTATCGGTGATGTCGGTGAAATTATGCCGTATGAGATTGACCGCTTAAGACGCGGCACTCGCTCAACCGTCAGACCAACCATGAATTACCGTGTGTTTCTAACCAGTGATTTAACAGAGCCAATGACCAGTGTGCGCGGTTTAGAGATCACCGACAACCAACCCCAAAATCGCGGCGCTGTCTTCTCATGCCAAGCCAAGCAGCTCAATAAAACAAGCACCGGCATCCTTTTTACCATCGATTTGTTTAAGTCATTGCGAGGGTTTTAACTGATGCTTGATTTATCTAAATACGACCGTAAGCGTTATGACGACGAGGCTTATAACTGCCTGCATTTCGCCGTTGATATTTACCGCGATATCACTGGTCGTAATATGGGCGTTTATGTTGATGAGCTGATGACCGGGCGTGATACGCGCAAGGTGAATACCGCAAAGCTCAAAGAATTTGTCCAACTGGATAACCCCATCGACCCTTGCCTTGCTTTGATGCATGGCAAAGAGCTGCACGCCGGTATTTACCACCAAGCAAAAATCATACATATCACTGAAGCGGGTGTGCAGTGCGTACCACCCCATATTGCCACGCTGAAACACGGACGGATAAAGTATTATGCACTCTAATATTGAACTGATCGTTGTCAGCAATCCTATGGCCTATGTCTGCGACAACTCCGACTGCAAAATATTGCAAGGCGATGATTTGTTTGAGCTGATAACCAGTGTTTACCCCAAAGGTCAGCCACCAAACACCTCTTGGTATCATGAAAAATGGGACACTGACTGCGATGTGACGCCTAAAACGGCTGAAGATATCATTGCTTTAAATGATAAAGGCGGCTCATTTTATATCGTCACATATCCTGCTGGTCCTGAAACATGGATACCGATACTGGTATCGGCATTTATCACGGTGGCCGCAGTCTTACTGATGCCAGTGCCGGTTATCCCAAACGGGTCCGTCAATGCCCCACCAAGCCCAAACAATGCTTTAGCGCAGCGCACCAACCGTCAGCGCCAAGGCGGTCGAACTGCCGATATTTATGGAGAGGTATGGTCAGTACCAGATTTGGTGGCTGTGACTTATACGGTTTATATTAATGGCCGCGCCATTGAGATGTCATACATGGTCATCGGCCGTGGCTGGTACTTGGTCACCGAAGCACTGGATGACACCACGCCCATCAATCAAGTGTTTGGCAGCGGCGTGCTGATTTTTAACCCCGATAGCACCCTTGATGATACACCGGCTTACCAGTTTGGTAGCGCCTTTACCCCAGATGAGGCGGCATTATCGCGGCTTACCACCAAACGTTATACCTCGGTCAATGGGCAATTATTGCCGCCTACTGATAACTACCTGACACTAGACAAAGCGGTTTTTCGTGCGCCAAACATCATTGAAATCAGCGGCTTTAACTTTGTCAATCAATTCAAAGTCGGTGATAGCTTGGTGGTTGAACAAGCCAATGACCTAGCATCAGCAAACGGTATTGTTGATGCCGAAAGTAAGCCAGTGACTTATACGCTCAGTGGTACTTATGTTATTGAGTCGTTGACTGAAACGCGCATCCTGCTATCAAACCCAGTCAGTGTTACCGCCGACTGGCAAAAGCTGTCAGACAATGCCGATTATACCGTGGAGCATGAAGTCACTGTCTCGACCCAGTCATCAAGCTTGTGGCAAGGCTATTTTTATACCAGCGAAAAAGACCATGAGTTTGTGATGGTCAATTTTATAGCGTCAGGCGGGCTTTATATCACCGATGGTCAGACGTTTGAGCCTATCGGCATTGAGGTCGAGATTGAATCTGAGATTGTAGATGTCACAAACAATCCGGTACCGGGCACATTACAAGTTGATACTCATATCATATATGGGTCGAAATACGAGAAATATGCCAAAAATAATGGCTTGGGTGTTTGGCGTGATGGCAATCACTGGTGGTCAGGCGCTCATGTGAGCAACTCTGATGCCGCACAAACGGCAGCAAGTACCGTTAAGATTGAAAATGTACACATGGCTGAAGGCAAGCGCCTGCGCTGGCGCTCACGCCGTAAGCATGGAAGGGTTGTGACATCTAAAGGGTTTAGTGTCGTACAAGATGTCCGTATAGCAGATTTCTACGGCGCTAAGTTGATGGGTGCGGACTACAGCCCGTTAGGGTTCAGTAAGGTATATAGCAAAACGTTGGCAACAGAAGGTGCGTTATCACTCAAAGAGCGCAAGCTTACGGTACTGTCTCAGCGCCTTGAGCGTGACTTTCAAAACAATGATGCGCTTATCCCGTCCAAACGTATCGACGACATTATCTATAATATCGCCACTGATCCAGTGACCAGCAATCTAACCGCTGATGACTTGGATATGGTGCAGATTAAAGCGGAAGTTGATTCCCAAATCGCTTACTTTGGCACTGACTTGTGTGCCCAGTTCTGCGGGACGTTCGATAGTAAAGACATCACCACAGAGGAGATGATACAAACCGTCGCCATGGCCGGATTCTTTACCGCTTATCGAATCAACAATAAAGTCTGTCTGCATTTTGAGCGCCCTGAAGCTTACCCCGTTGCCGCTTTTAACAGTCATAGCATCACACCAGGCAGCTTTGAGTATAGCGAGTCTTTTGGCCCACGTAATGATTATGATGGCATCGAAGTCACTTACACTGATCCCGTCGATGATGCCAAAGTAACACTGCGTTATCCGGAAGATGGCTCAGCGACCAATCCTGATACTAAAAATAAGGATTTGTTGGGCGTGCGTAATAAGATACAAGCACATATGCATATGATGCGCCGGCACTGGAAAAATCAACATGCTTATAAAACCTGCTCATTCACCGCCGCTGATGAGTCCGGCATTGTGTTACCAACCAATCAAATCAATGTGGCGGATCAATATCGTGCTGATACACAGCAAGGTGCGGTCGAAGTCTTAGAAGTGAATGCCATTGGTCAAGTGATTCTAACCCTAAGCGATAGTGTGGATTTTGGCACTAAAGCGGAAGGTACTGTGTTTGTGCAAACCGTTGCCGGTATCGTTGATAATATCCGCTGCACACCAAGCACTAATCCGTATGAAGTGATATTAAGTCGCGCACCATCACAACCTATCAGTACTTCGTGGGATGCAGTAGTGCGCGCTACTTATCAATTGGTATTGCATGATGACCTTGACCGCGATAACTATATCGTGACGACCAAAGACCCTGGCGACAATCCAATGTCCCATCGATTGTCGTGTATCAACTATACCGACAAGTATTACCCAAACGACAAAGACTTTATAAACGGCTTGATTGCCTTAAATTAAATATACGCCCTCATTTAAGAGGGCTTTTTTTGGAGCTAAAAAAATGGCAGAGCTAGAACCCATTAGTATTCATCAATTAGTAAGAGCTAGCGGCAATGCTAACGCTCTTGATGTCTTTGTAAATGCAAACGCCTCAACCATAGTGTTTAGACCCGCCGCTGAGCCGATTGAAACGCTAGAATATTGGCGCAATTATATGTCGGCTTTAGCAAAAGGCGCAGACGGTGTTGACGCAGCTATCACCTCTATGACTGTTGCAACGGGCGCAGCAGGTACAGCGGCAAGTGTTGTAACAGGCGGAACCCCAACAGCCCGTACTTTTGCATTAACTATCCCACGAGGTGATAAAGGGCTTGACGGCTCTTTTACTCAAAAAGCCTATACGACTTACGCAGCAATGGATGCTGACAAAGTAAACATCCCTGCAAATACTAGCGTGACTGTCACCAACGACACAGGCACGGCTAAAAACGGTTTGTATGCTTATGATGGCACTGCTTTTACTAAAAGTGCTTATGATCCATTGACACAAGGCAAGGCTTATACAGATACAAATAAGGCAGATACTTTGCTTAGAGTGCAAAACGTCTTTGCAACTAAAGCGTTGATGACGGCTAGTGCCTTAGTTGATGGTAGCAGTGCTCAAGTAAACAATGACACAACAGCAGATAACAATGGATTTTATAAAAAGACAGCAGGGGCTTGGGTTAAGAGTATTTATGACCCGTTGACACAAGCTAAGGCTGATGCTACCGCGAAAGCGGATAATGCTAAAGCAGGAGCTATTGCGGAAGCAGCTATTGATGCAGAAAATAAAGCAAAAGCAGAAGTAAGTAAAGTCGCAGCGTTTAATAACGCTGGTAATAACGCTTACATATTTGCTGATGCGGAAGAATCAGTGTTAGCAGTATTGAATAGTAATGCAGAGTTTGAAGCCAAAGACTTTTGCATACCGAGTGGTTCATTGTCCGATGCACTAAAAGTCAGCACCGCAGTACAACTTACTAATACTGAGTTAGCGAGTGCAGTAGTAGACGAGTCAGGTACGATACTCTCAGCAATAAAAACAAACGCTGATGTTATTAGCCCACACCCACCATTACAAGGTTTTGGTGTTGACGCTATACGCAGTCAGTTACTAGACAACGATAGCTTAAATCGTGCAGGTGCCTATCTTGACCGTGTGGCTAGCCAACATATTGAGCCTATGCACTACGAAGTATTAGTAGCAGCAGATAAGTCAGATGGCTTATTTACTCAGCGTATGGGTACAATTCAGCAGATTACGCCTAGTAGATTTTATGTTGTCTTTACTCAGTTTGGTCGCGCTAATAGTGATAATCACGAAGGCAGGTTGGTAGGTCGTTTTGTTGATGTTAACTTTGCAGCTAAAACTAGCGTGGTTGGCGAAACAAGAATTATTTATGATGCATTGGCAATCGCTCAATACCCACCAGCCCATCCACATATATTTAAAGTCAAAGATGGTTATATATTAATATTTAACTATTTTTTAGATATGGTGACGTATAAATCAACAGATGACTGTATGACTTGGACAGAAATAAGTAGATATGTACCTACTGTCACTACAACATTTTGGCTTGCACCGGATGGGGTAACTATTATTCCTGATGGTTTATTCAAAGGACGCATCGTTGCTTGCGGTTTTGCATACGGGGGTGGTGTTGGTATTCCGTCGAGACTACGCAGCATATTCTCAGATGATGGCGGCCTATCTTGGCAGGAGGGGTATAACGTAGACCCTACAACGATAGGTCTGTCAGGCGACATGAATGAAACAGGCGTAACCACAGGCACTAATAATGATTTGCTGATGGTAGTTAGAAATGAAAATATCGCTATTGGTGGGGCTAAGATGACTTGGTTGATATCAGTAGATGGTGGTAAATCGTTTAAGGTGTTTAATCAAGATACACCAACTTTTGCCACTACTTGCCAAACTGGTATCACACAAGCAGCCCCTTATGTTTGGCAGGGTGTACCTAAAATTATTACTACAACGCCCTCGCATTATTATCGTAATGGCTTGGTGTTACGTATGTCTTATAACAACGCTCAATCTTGGGCTGTTGAGTATCAACTGTACCCCAAAGAGCTAACGACTGGCTATACATCTGTCAAAGCTATTGACCAACACACTTTAGCTATTGTTTGTGAGTATGGCGGCTTTAATGCTAATTCTAATATTGCAGTTAAATTTATCAACTATGCGGAGATATACAAATGAGCTTAATACTTAAATCAGATATTAAATACACGGGCGTTGTTGCAGCAAGACATATATTAGAGTTCTTGGTTACTGCACAGGAAAAGACTACATACTTAAAAAATATGCTGTCTACAATTAATGCGGATAGCACTTACGTGACTGAGGGTACAGCACCCTTGATTACAGATAGATTGTTGGCACATGTTAAAAAGATACAGAAGAAAGGAGCTAACGTACTCTCTATGGAATACACGCTAAAAGCGATTGTATTCATAACTAAAAATAGCTTGTTAGAAAATAACTACACTTCATGCTCACTAGATTTTGGTGCTAAATTAAATTCATCTGGGGGCGTAATATCTTTTTACGGTATTGGCGATGACTCCTTTACTGAGTCTGCTGCACCAACACTTACCAAGCGAGTGATACAAGGCGAAAATACGCTAACAGCTAACACTAATTCTTTGGCGTATGTTGGGTCAGACTCTCTACAGAGCCTATCTGTAGGGCTAATCATGGGAACATGTACGGCACAAAACAGTGCTACTACCACACAAGACCGTAGCTTATCGGCTAATTTAGATGAGGCAGGTAATCCCGCTCTCTTAGCGTATCACACTGCTTCCCGTACAGCCACCGCATCCAGTTTATCTATTGTAATACCGACAACCACTGCTCGTGAAGGTGCACAGATAGAAGTTGATGGAGGGGGTAGCGATGTTAATAACAAAGCAGGAATCGTGGTTAAGTATGAGTATGGAACCAACCAAAACAAAGTGTACCGTAATGGAGCAAACATATTGGCAGACACAGGCAGTAATATTATGTTCAACCTGTCCAGCCTGTCTGTACGTCCACAAGTGCAGAGCGCGTACATAGATAGCGGAATGGTAGAGTCTTGGCTCATCAATAGTAATGACAGTGCTCTAGCTAATGCGCTCAGCATTCATCTCAATAGACAGTAAAAAATCACTTAGTATCAAACCCCTTAATTGGGGTTTTTTATTATCTAAAATTTGAGGAGGATGTATGCCAAACAACACGCCCTTTTGGGATTTAATCGCTTTAAAGCTCATCGTGTTTTTACCTAAAGTATTCGCCGCTGTTATTGGTGCGGTCTTTGGTTTAATGCTAAGTGGTGATATCGGCAAAGACGGGAAAATAAGCGTCAACATATCAGTGATTTTTAAGTTTACGATTGCGGTCACAATCTCACTATTTGGCGGTGCAGCACACATAGAAATCATGGGCTATCAAAATTATAGCGTCATGACACATGGGGCAATCATGCTTGTGTGGGCTGTGTTCGGTATGCTTGCAATAGGCATCGTTTATCAGGCTGTGGCACTCATGCAGGGCAAAACACTTGCTGAAGTTATCAAAGAGATTAAAGACGCGGCGTTTGCGATATTTGGTAAATAACAATTCGTATTAAATACAGCCCTAATTTTAGGGCTTTTTTAATGCCTAAAATAAGGTACAAGTTATGAGCATATTCGACGCAATTTTCGAGCGACTGATGAAGCACGAAGGCGGCTATGTCAATCATCCAAACGACCCGGGTGGTGAGACGATGTACGGCGTCACTAAGCGTGTTGCCAATGCACACGGCTACTGGGGTGATATGCGCAAGCTACCAAAAGCACTTGCTAAGCAAATCACTGAAAAGTCATACTACAAAGCGGTAAAGGGTGATCAGTTAGACAGATTGATTGCGTGGCAACTGACTGACGCGGCATATAATCATGGCAACCGACAAGCCGTTAAGTTTTTACAACGCGCAGTGGGTGTAAGCGCGGATGGTTTGATTGGACCACGCACATTAACAGCAGTTGCGGCGATGGATAAAAATGATGTGGTACTATTATTTAATGCAGAACGCATTGAGTTCTACACTGGACTGCGTGGTTGGATCAGCTTTGGTAAAGGGTGGGCACGTAGAGTAGCGGGTAACTTAAGATTTGCAGCTGTGGATAATTAAGCTAAAAAGCATTATTGTAATTCTTGTACTACGCTAGTAACTACAGCTCGCGGTGTCAGCCTACAAAGACCGTATATGTAAAACCTATATTAATAGGTCTTACATATATTGCGAGGAGACCAAAATTATAATTTGGTATTAGTGCTTATTGTATAAGTCTAATACACGATCGGCTAATATCTCATTTACTACAAATGATGAGCCAGTTTTAGTTAAATGCCCATAATCCGACTGTATTAAGTCTTTATCTTTTGTACGCACCCTGCAGTAATGCTCGCTCTCAAGACTGTCTTTCTTACATAATTTATTTATCAATGAAATATATTCATAAGCATCATGGGTGTTTCGCTTATTCATTATTTCATCTGTATTTATAATATCTAAATCTAACCCGACATCAGATATCATTTGATCGCTATTGTTCCAATTTTTTGCCTTAATCATAACTTTTGGGAGAGACGGCTGCCATTGTGATACAGGGCCAACTACAATGACTTTTGAGTCTACAATTGAGGAAATTTCATTACTCATTTTTACCCAATCTTGTTCTTCATGTCCGTTAGCTTGAGCAATCACAATAAGCGTTGGGTTTATTTTCTTTATGCTTTCAATAGCCAGTTTATTAGAGTAGTCACAAGCTTTTTTAGATAACCCAACATTTATGTCTGTCTCGCTTAGAGAAGCCCTACAGCTACCAGAGGTTTTCTGATAAAAAGGGATGTTCTGAGTTTCTAGCAAGCTTCTTAGGCCGTAAGAAAGTGCTTCAGCATGTGAGTCTCCCCACAGGAAAACACCGCCTTGCCCCTTTTTCTCAACACAACTAGGATCGGTCTCATAAGTTCCTTTATCGTTTATTGCGCTAAATGTATTACATTTCAGCCAGTAGGTTTCATATACGTTTTTAGTTTCGTTAGCATAGTAATCTAAAAATTTTGCTTGTTCTGAAGAAGCTCCTTGGCGAATATCTGCATTAACACCAGTCGTTACAAATAGCACACTACCTAAAACGCCTATAATCCCCGCAATATATATTGGCTTGCTTCTAAAGTAGCTAAGTAGGTTAGAGAAATCATTTCTGAATCTGATTTTTTCAACATACTTGTAGCTCAGATAGCCAAGCAGTATTGAGAGTGCCATACCCAAGTAGATATAGTAATCAGGCAATGAGAAGGTGTAGATAATAACGACGATAGGCCAATGCCAAAGATAAATAGAGTAAGACCAAGACCCTAATTTTTGGAGGACTATATTGCTTGTAATGATACTGTCATTGCGCTGAGCCTGAATAATGAGAAATGACCCAACAACCGGAAAAATAGCTAAGTAACCCGGCCAAGGATTGTCGGCTGATATGAAAAAATAAGAGCCAACTACCAAAGCTAAGCCCGTCCATTCTACAAGCTTTTTCCTGTTTTCTTGTAATGTAAAAGGGTAAAGATAGGCAACACCACCAATCATCATTTCCCACGCTCTGGTAGGTAATAGATAGTAAGAAGGGTTAGGCCATCTATAAGAGGCAATCACGCAAAAGATAAAGCCCAGTACTGTTCCCACTACCAGCATGACTTTCATGGTCTTGATAGACAAAAACTTTCGCATCGCCACCAGTATTAACGGATAGATGATATAAAACTGCCATTCCACTGATAATGACCATGTATGTAATAACCATTTTTCGTGAGAAGCGGCGTCAAAGTATCCAGACTCTCTCCAATAAATGAAATTAGAGAAAAAACCTACGCTGCTGGCGGCATGCTTGCCTAACGCTTTATAATCGAGTGGAGTTAGATAGAACCAGCCAAAAATAATTAACACAAAGCAAAGTAGGGCCAAAGCAGGAATAATCCTATTGGCGCGAGCGACGTAAAAATTTAGAATGGAGAAGTTCTCTTGCTCGATACCTCTAAAGATAATACCAGTCATCAAGAAACCTGAGATGACAAAAAAGACATCAACACCAGCGAAGCCACCAGGCATCCAAGCCGCATTAAAATGGAAGAGGACAACAGCAATGACTGCAAAAGCCCGAAGACCGTTAATATCTTTTCTGAATTTCAT